ATTCCGAGAGGAATACAGGGAAGAGGAAAGTGCTATTTGTTCTCTTATAGAAACCCTCTGGGAAAGGGAAAACCAAACCTACCTTACTACCACACATTTCCAATGGTGATTTCTCTTGGGCAAGAAACAAGACATCTGCTAGGAGTGAATCCATTTTATCTAGGTCCAACCATGAGATCCACACTTGTGGACAGTCTTCTATCCAGCCTAAAAGGTGATCCTGAAGATATGGATACAGGATGCAACATATCATATGAACTTATAGATAAATACAGGAGTAGTCTATATCCTGTTTTCCCTTGCATCAAAAGATATGTCCATGCAAGAATGAGCAAAGTCGTGTTACAAATAAAACCATCTCTCTGGAAGGAAATGTATCTAGGACCAGTTTCTCAAAAGCACCAGAGTTTGTTTCTCGGTAGAAGTTCTAGATCTGTTTGGGCAAAAAGCAGAATACAGGCACAAAACGAAAGGAAGAAAAAATGACATCTTTCGGATTCAACATAGGAAAGTTTCTTTCCGAGATAGGCAAATCTGGAGTAGCACATAACCATCGATATGAGGTGGAGTTTTCTTCTTCACGGAGTGGAGTGAGTTTGGTGAGCAGAGAAGAGATGGAAAAGATAAACAACAGGCTCGAATCGATATCTTTTCCTGCGGCTAACATTGGAAGCAAGGGTCAATTCCTTCAGGGCATCGAAAGAGAAATGCCCTATGGAAGATTGTATGAAGGTGATATCGAACTCACTTTTTTGGAAGACTCTACATACGAAATAAGAAAAGTGTTTACTCGGTGGCAGAACAAAATAATCGACAACCAAAATTTTACATGTGGGTATTACAATGACTATGTGTGTGATGTTATGACAATTACCACATACACACAGACAGACAAAAAAGCATACTCTGTAAGTGTCTATGATGTTTTCGCGAAGAACGTAAACGCTATAGAGTTATCTACGTCTGGAGACACCTTGGTTAAAACTGTTGTTTCGTTGTCTTTTAGAAGATGGACGGATGGAACAGAATCTCCTGCCTCCGAGGAATCTTCTACACCCATAGAAGAAACACAAAAGAAAGCGGACATCAAAAGAAAATCTAGAGGTTCTAGTGCTTTGAGTGCTTTGGGTCCAAGACCGGGTCCGGGCTTTTAAGATAAGAAAGGATTGTTATGGCATTACCAAAATTAGAAACACCAACATACAAGTTGAAACTTCCGTCAACAGGAAAAACCATCTCGTATAGACCTTTTCTCGTCAAGGAAGAAAAACTTCTGCTGATGACAAAAGAAAGCAAAGATGTAAAGGAGATGATGAATATGATCACAAGACTGATAGAAACCTGTCTTGTTGACGAAATCGATGTTTCATCCCTTACATCTTACGACGTTGAATACATTTTCTTGATGCTTCGTTCAAAGTCTGTTGGTGAAGATGTTGAAATTAGTATCAAATGTGAGTCGTGTCAGAAACCATTTCCTTTCACGATAAACCTAGAAAAAGATATACACGTTGAAAAACCCAAAAAGAAAATAGACAACAAGATTCCACTTACAGATACAGTTGGAGTGATAGTCAAAGAACCAACCGTTTCAATGTTGTCCAAGGTTGATCAAAACAATCCGATTGATGTTCTGATTGGGTGCATGGATGCGATCTATGATGAAAAGACTGTTCACAAGGTGGAAGACTATTCCAAGAGTGAGGTTAGAGAATTTGTAGAAGCACTTAACATGAAAGAGATTCAAAAGGTTCAAGAGTTCTTCGAGAACACACCCAAACTGATTTGTGATGTTGAGTTCAATTGTTCTTGTGGGCAAAAAAACAACCTAAAGTTACAAGGACTATCTGATTTTTTCTAATATGTCTCTCACACGATGTCCTTGAGCAACACTATAGAGTGAATTTCTTCTTGATGAACAATCATAAATATAGTTTGACTGAGTTGGAAAACATGATTCCGTGGGAGAGACAGATATATATTGCGCTTTTGTATGATTATCTTCAGAGAGAAAAAGAACACTATAACAAGGAATTTTAATGGCAGATTCACCACAACCAGAAAAAGACAATGTAAGTTTGGCTGATCTATTAGGCAATCGTTCTTCTGAAGAGAAACAAACAGATAGTTTAAATGAAGAAACGAAACAACAGACTGATAGGCTGGAAGATGCTATCCGTGAAAGCAACAAAGAGCAAACAGAAAAACTTTCATCCGACCTCAAACCAAAAGAATCAAGCAAAGAAGAAGCACTAGAAAGAAGCAAAGAACAAAAAAGTCTTTTTGCCAACCTCGCTAAGAGTATAACGGGTGGATTTGACAAGTTCAAAGACTCCTTTACCAAACCACAATCGGGAGGAATCGTAGACGATCTTCTTGGTCTGGTTGGTGGAGTGTCTTTTGCGGTTCCTGCTCTAACTGCAATAGTTGGATCTATCGAAACGCTGTTTCCAACGGTAAAACCATTTACATCTGCTCTTAAGATATTGGGCACTGCTATCTTTGGACCGATAGTTGCTGTAATTGATTTTGCTGTTGGGTTCATTAAAGGATTCATGTCATCTGAAGAAAGCAATTTTGGAAAGAAACTAGTTGATGCTTTAAGTGGTGGGTTTGCTCAACTGATCTCTACAATTACATTTGGTTTTGTTAGTTTTGATGCAGCACAGGAATTTCTAGAACCTATTTTTGCTCCATTCAAGACAATGATCGATAAGATCACAAATCTTTTTGGAGATCAAGAAGCAACTTTGTTTGAAAAGATTTTTGGTGTGTTCTACTACATCGGTGAAGCACTGTTCGACTTTGGTCAGAGAATCGGAGAAAAGATCGTCGAGTTTGCTGGAGTGGTTGCAACATATGTTATGGAAGATCTTGGTCCTAGACTGTTGGAGATGTTGAACAGTATTTGGACTTCACTGGTTGATTTTATCACCATAGAAGTGCCTGCTTATCTACCTGTCATATGGGAATCAATAAAGACCGCCATATCATTCTTGGGTTCCCAGATAGTAGAACTTTGGACTGTAACCATTCCCAATTTTATAATGGAGTTGCCGTCAAAAATATACAGCGCAGTAACTGCTATGGGATCATATTTGTTGAAGGTGTTCAATTACCCAATCACAATCATGGGTGAGTTTTTCTCTGGTCTTAGAATTAAACTGATGATTGGTTTTGCTAAGATGGAAAAATACGTTGCTGAATTGCTTAACGTGTTTGGAGCAGATGAAGAAGATCCAGATGTAATCGCAGCAAATAGAAAAATCAAGGCACTGGAAAGACAACAAAGAGATTTGGATATGCAGATCGCAGAGAGAAAAGAGCAAGATGCTCAAGAAGCAGCAGCAGCCAATGCGGAAAGGTTTGCTAGACTAGCCGAAAGAAAATCAGACATGGCTTTGGGTGCCTTTGTTCGATCTCTAGATGAAGATGAACTTGAAAGATTCACCAGAGAAAGAGCAGCACAAACTGGTCAATCTCTAGAATCGGTTCGTGCTGAAATCAGGGCAGCAGAGGAAAACAAGTATACAGAAAGAATGGAAAAGCAAGCAGCAGCCCAAGCACAAATCAACCAACAGAACATCACAAACGTGACAAACAACAGCACTCTAGATCAAGCACAAGAAGATGCTGTAGACAGATCAAATTCTGTCTTCTCATATACACCAAGTTACGCAACAGGATACTAAAAGAAAAACCCCGGATTTCTCCGGGGTCTTTCTTTCCCAAACTGGGACCGTCTCTCAATCCTCACTCGCGAGCCGTTCGAAGTAGGACATGGCATCCTCTTCCTCGGTTGGAGCCGAAGTGGTCTCTTCCGACACAGAGACTGACTCCTCCACGGACTTTGGCTCTAGCCTAGTGGTCTCGGCAGTAGTGGAAACTGCTGTGCTGCCAAGCACGATATCAAGACGCTGCTTGAGTTCGTCATATGACTTGTAGTTGCTGGGGTCAACGAACTCGTTCAATCCATACTCGCTATCCCAAACCTTCTTGAGACGATCATCGTCTCCATCAAACAACTCCGAAGGTGAATCAAACTCGGACTTGTCATAGTTGAGATAACCTGCAACCTTTCGAATACGGATTCTAAAGTTGGCACCCTTCCAGAAATCGAAGGGAACGATTGCATCCTCATCAGCAAACTCAGGCTTCATTGCATCCTGAATCTTCTGATAGATCTTGGTTCCATAACGGAACAAGAAAACCTTACCATTGTTTTCCGGTGCTGCCGGATCATCGACCACAAGAACATTGGACACATAGTTCTTCTTTCGCTTGAACTTCTGTGAAACCATATCCTTCTTGGTTTGATCGCCGCTGTTCCAAAGACGAGTGTTCATCTCCGAGACAGGATCTTTTTCACCAAGTGTGGTTCGCGAATTTTCAATATACCAACCACCCGGTCCCTGAAAACCGTGTGAGTAGTATAGAACAAAAGGAACATCCTCACCCGGTGCTTCTGGAAGAAAGCGAATGATCGCCTGTCCAGTTCCTGCATCATCCACGGCTGGTCGCCAGAAGCGATCATCCTTGTATGAATTCTTGGTTTCGTCCATCGAGGACAACTTCTCAATTAGTGCGTCTGTATTTCTACTCTTCTTTTTTAGTGCGTCAAATGACATTTTGTTTTACTCCTGTTGTAGTGTTTTCAACTGTTTTACGATCAGTTGTATGGTGTAAGTATACACCCGAAAGGATGGATGTCAAGCCTTTCACCAAAGTTTAGGTGTCCTTGGTAAAAGGTTTATTTCCTCTCCCTCTGCTCTTATCTTCTCTTTTATGGGCTGACTGAGATACTTTGCAGCAAGTTCTGGTTCTATGTCCAACTCTCCGCAACTCTCAATGACGGCTTCAATGTAACCATATTGGTTGATTTTTGCCTTGTTTTCGACCATACTGTTGAATTCTTTTTCTAACTTGTCAAACATATTTTTCTCCATCACGAAGGGTGTAAATCAAATACATAGGTATGTAGGTATTATACACCAATGAATGGAGAAATCAATGGCTAATGCAGCAACAGCAGAAGACAATATTACATTAAACTTAGGTGAAGGTGGAGCAGTAGTAGCCACCGA